AAAAAGAAGATCAGAGATGAGTTTGAGTTTATTCTCAAGCTCTTAAACTTCGGTAATATGGGTCATGACCTATTCCGTCGCTGGTATATCGACGGCAGATTATTCTATCATGTCATTATTGATGATCAAAGACCGGCTCTAGGTATTCAAGAACTACGTTACGTCGATCCTCGTCGTATTCGCAAAATCCGTGAAATTCAAAAGACAAAAGATCCAAAGACTGGTATGGAAATTATTCGTAAACAAAACGAATACTTTTTATACAACGAACGCGGTGTCGTAGGCGCACATTCAAATCTTGGTGCAAAGATTGCCGTTGATGCGATAGTAAACGTCAATTCAGGTCTCATGGATGCGAAGAGAGCAATGGTTCTCTCATATCTACACAAGGCTATCAAGCCACTTAACCAGCTTCGCATGGTAGAAGACGCGGTAGTTATCTATCGTCTTTCCCGCGCGCCTGAGCGTAGAGTATTCTATATCGATGTTGGTAACATGCCAACAATCAAAGCTGATCAATATCTCCGCGATGTTATGGTCAAGTATCGTAACAAGCTGGTATATGACTCTAGCACCGGTGAAATCAAGGACGACCGTAAGCATCTATCCATGCTTGAAGACTTCTGGCTACCTCGTCGTGAAGGCGGTAAGGGCACAGAAATCACAACTCTTCCAGCTGGTCAAAACCTGGGTGAACTAGAAGACGTTAAGTATTTTGAAAAGAAGCTATATAAGGCTCTAGGCGTTCCTATCTCTCGTCTTGAGCAATCGCAAGGTTTCTCACTAGGACGCTCAACAGAGATTACAAGAGATGAACTCAAGTTTACTAAGTTTGTACAGCGACTACGCTCTAAGTTTGCTTCTTTGTTTGATGATCTTCTGCGTGTTCAGCTTATCCTTAAAAAGGTATGCACCGAAGAAGAGTGGAACGAATTCAAAGAAGAAATCTGGTACGACTTCAAGAAGGATAACAACTTCAACGAACTGAAGGAAGCCGAGCTTCTACAGAATCGTCTAGCTATCCTTCAAATCATCGATCCATACGTTGGTCGTTACTATTCAATGGAATGGGTACGCCGCAAAGTTCTACAAATGAACGACGAAGAGATTGATGAGATCCTAGATCAGATCGAAGAAGAAAAGGCTCAGAATATGCCTATGGATGCTATGGGCAATCCTCTTCCGACCGATGCTATGGGCAATCCAATTGATCCATCTCAACAGATGGCAGCGCCTAATCAGATTCCTCCAACACCTGTAGAGGGACTGTCTCAAATTCAGAACATGCAACCTGTAGCCGATGGCACAGGCAAGGATCAAACCGATCCTTTGCAGACACAGCAAGACGCCTCTCGTAGACGTTTTGTCAATGATACAATGGAACCTATTCAATGAAGAAGTTCGGTGAATTCGTATATGAGTCTTTGGCTGACCAAGTAAAGTCTCAGCCAAAGAGCAAAGCTGCTGATCAGGCTCAGAAGATGGGTCTGACATATGCTGGATTTGGTCGTTATATGGATGCTCAAGGTAAAGTTGCTTATGTAGTTCAGAGAGGTAAACTAGTACCTTTCAAAGGAATACAAGACGTTCAAAATTCATATTCTAAGGCTCAAACACAGACAGCCAATCCTGAGAAGCAAAAAGAAATGCAGTCTCAGGCTGATGCTGAAAGTTCTGTTCTACAAAACAGACAGAAAAAAGATGCTGACATTATGGCTGTTCAGCAAGGTGATATCGAAGTTATAAATCAGGCATTGGTTAGTCAACCAACACCACTTGATGATATGCATATTAGTGCCATTCAGTCTTATACAACAGATATGCATGACGCAGTTAATAGATATCTATACAAGGGATATGATGAAGGTACCGATTTGGCTGCTGGTCAAGCTATCGCAGATACGATCAACGTTTTAGATAGCGCATTTGATCAAGCGGTTGCTCCTATGCCGTATTCTACATATACATGTCTTTCTAACAGATACGACCCTAGTAAAATTGCAGCTGGTGGTCAATACTTATTCAGAAGCTACTTGTCATCTTCACTAGAACCGACAGTAGCTCTTAGCGGTTATGAAGCAGAAGGTGCTGCTAAAGTTTTGTTGCAAATCGATGTTCAGGAAGGCCAAAGAGCCCTTTATCTAGAACCATATGCACAAGAACCTGGCGATATGGAAACACTATTTCCAAGAGGATCAGTTCTACAGATCGTCTCAGGTCCACACCCTTTTGATGGAACAGTTTTAGGTCTTAGTGATCAGAACCCAGTTTCACTGTTTCATTGCGCTGTAATTGAAGAATAAATATAGGAACAACTGGAGAAAACACATGTCTATTAAACAAGCACTTAATGACATTCTAGAGAACAATCTAGATTCAATGCGTCAGAACTTCTCATCGGCTCTTACCAGCAAGGCTGTAGAGCGTCTAGAAGAGAAGAAGATTGATATTGCAAGGTCATATTTTGGACAAGTCCGTGAGGGCTACAATCCTGCAAAGGAAGGTATTGAAGCTGCAAAGAAAGATGACGATCTTCGTAAGAGACATATGGAGAAGTACGGTAAGCTACCAAAGAGACTTACAGGTGAGCTTTCTGATAAGTTTGCAGAGCGCAAGTCTAAGAAGGACTAATTTACAATGAAGAGTATCAAAGACATTCGTGAGCAGTTTGATATACTCACAGAAATGAAACAGAACCAAGAGCGTAAGCTTACGACTCTAATCCGTGCTGGTCTAATGGACACTAGCAAGCTTCAACTTGTCAAGCGTGCCCTAGACAAAGACAACCGCGTTCTGACTCCTTCTGAGAGAAACGCACTACTCGCATTGCTTGATTCTCTTATGGATCATGTGCTGAATAATAAAGGCACATTCCAAAAAGTTAAGAGCGATTTGCATGAGGCTGCAAAGCCTCTGCAACCGAAGAACGATTATCTATCTAAGTTTGATCCTCGTTTTGGATACAAGTATCCACCCGAGAGTATTCCATCTATTATCATGCTGAAGCGTAAAGCTATTCGTGTATTTCCAGACGGTCAGAAGATTGGTCTGTATTACGCTCAGGCACTTGACAAATATGTTTCAATTCCATTTGAGGGTATTAACGTGAGCGAAGAAGTAGAACAGTTAGACGAAGTTTCAGCAGGCTTAGCTTCACAAGTGTATGCTAAGAGAGCTAATCAGGCTCTTGATACCAGCAATGAATACGAAAAAGAAACTGATCCAAGACGCCGCGCAAAGCTTCATCAGAGATATCGTCAGCAGACAAGAAAAGCTGATGCAACATATGCAAGACTAGGCAATCAAAAGCTTTCGACCAAAGACAAGTACTTCATCGTACATAAGAATGCGGCTGGTCAAGTAGTACCAGCTGGCACAAAGGGTGCAGTTCCACATAGAGTTACAGCTAGTAGCAATACTGAATATGGACCAGAAGCACAAGCTAAGGCTATGGCAGCAGCTACAGACATTGCTAAAGAAAAGAAGAAAGATAAGTCTACAGGTTCACGTTGGTATGAACTAGGTAAGAAGCACGGTAAGATTTTCAGAGATGTGAAGCGTAGTATTGCAGCTAATGTTGATAAGGCTAACTATGAGAAATTCCAGCAAAGCAGCAAGCCGCAAATATCATCAACCTCAGTTAGATCCGCTTCTAGACCATCTAGAAGAGCCGGCGGAATGCCAATCAAAGAAGATTTCAGACTAAGACTTCAGTTGATGAGAGAAGAGAAAGCTGTAAATGAAAGTGCTTTAGGTGCATTAGATACAGGAGCCGAAATTATGGTTCCGTACTATAGTGCCGCAAAGAAGGTTATGAAGGGTGATTGGAAGGGCGCAGCAACCGATGCTGCTGTAGACACCGCTCTACTTGGTGTAGGCGCTGTTACAGGTGGCGCAGGCTATGTCGCTGGTAAAGCAGCTAAAGCTGGCATCAAACTTGGAACTAAAGCATTATCAAGTGGTGCTAAGGCAACCGTTAAGACGGGCGCCAGAAGCTTGACTGCTGCCGAGAAGAGCGCGGCTAGAGCAGCAAAACTAGAAAAGCTTGGTAGCTCTGGTAAAGCAGCCAAAATGAGCAAAGAAGCAAAAGCGGCAAGAGCAGCGGCTGGCAAAGCAGGAAAAGGCGGTAAGCTTGGTAAACTAGCTAGAATTGCTGGACTAAATGCTCTCGGCGGTAATGGAGGATCAAGCTCATCTTCATCTTCTGCTCAAGATTACGTAAAAAAGACTGATAACAACTATCAATTTGGTAAAGTTAATCCAAAGGTGGACGATTCTTTTGCACACAAGACCACAGGCAGTGCCGCTGTAGCAAAGCAGCGTGATATTCTTGACCGTAAGGCTCAGTCTGCAATGGCAAAGGCTGTTCAAGAGAATTACATTAAACCAACCGACAAAGACTACAAGTTTACTCTAAAGGTAAAGACTAAGAAGCCACAGTCCGTACATGCAGATAGTGCCATTAGAAAGCAGCGCGACATCCTTGATCGCAAAGCACAAGCTGCTATGGCAAAGTCTATGCAAGAAGAGTCAAATTTTAAAGTGATTTCTCAACTAGCTGAGACAACAGGCGATGATGCATTGCTAAGATTTGCAGATAAGTCAATTACCATAAATAGTACAGTAGCAAAAAAAATCATGAACCTGCATGAATCGGTCAATAAGTCTAACAAGAAGAAGATCGAATCTATGCTTGAAGAGAGCGCAAGTTCATTCAACAAAATTCTAACATTCGCAGTAAGGCACTAAGATGGCAAATAAAATTCTACAACAGAAGCTTTCTGACAGTACAAAGAGAGCATTAACCAAGACGGTCATTATTTCAGATGGAACAAATGAAGCAAATACTATTTTGGTTGATGTGTCTTCTCTAGCATATGCTCTTAATGCAACAGGTGTTATCTCTGGTACAAATCCAAGAGCAAAGCACAATACGACAATCAAGCGTATCCTAGGCAACTTTAAATCTAACAATGGCGTAATTCGTCTACAGTGGCATGGTGCCAGCAATTCAGAAATCATTGCTGTTGGTTCTGGAAGCTTTGAATACAACTTTGAAAAGATGGTAGATGGCGGTAGTATTCCTAATCCAGAGACAAACTCTACAGGTGATATTCTGATCACTACCACAGGTCTTGTTTCTGGTGATGTAGCTACAATCATCATCGACCAGCGCAAAGACAATAACGATTATGATGCTGGTCAGACAGCAGATCCATATGCTTTCAATAGAGCAACGTAATGACAAAGCTAGTTAGTCTAATACTCAATAACAATCTTAATGAAGCTAATGAAGAATTGGCTGAACGAATGGTGCTTTTCATGGAGCAAAAGTACCATGAGATGAAGAAAGCTACAGCAGCTAAAATGTTTTTTGAGGAAGAACAACTAGATGAAGCCCGCGTTAAGATTGTTACTAGAGTTCGCAATGGTAAAGTTCAACGCAGAAAGAAAGTATCTAATGTTCCTGGCATGACAATTCGCGGCGGCAAGCTGAAACGTATGTCTCCAGCAGAGCGCCGCCGTCGAAAGATGGGTGCTAGAAGAGCTAAAATTAAACGCAAAGGTAAAATGTCACGCATTCTGATGAAGCGTAAGCGTTCAATGCGTAGAAGACAATCAATGGGACTATAAACAGATGAAACTCATCAAAGAAGAAGTACAGCAAGTTCAATTTCTAGTCGAAAAGACAGAAGATGGTAAGAGCGATCATTACATCCAAGGCATTTTTATGCAGGCTGAAAAACAGAATAGAAATGGTCGTGTTTATCCAAAGCGCGTACTAGACAGAGAAGTTGAACGTTACAACCGTGATTATGTCAATAAGAATAGAGCATTTGGAGAGCTAGGGCATCCAGATTCTCCTTCTATTAATCTAGATCGTGTTTCGCACATGATTACCCAGCTTTACCCTGATGGCAACAATATTATGGGTAAGGCTAAAATCTTAGATACTCCCAATGGAAAGATTGTGAAAAGTTTACTAGATGGCGGAGCGTGCCTAGGTGTGAGTACAAGAGGCGTAGGGTCTCTAAAACCATCCAATGGCTATCAACTCGTACAAGACGATTTTCATTTGGCTACAGCGGCCGATATCGTCGCGGACCCATCAGCACCAGATGCTTTCGTAAGAGGTATCATGGAAGATGCAGAGTGGATTCTGACAGCACAAGGCTGGCAGGCTATGCACCATGAAAAAGCAAAGAAACTGATCAAAGAAGCAAGCAAATCAGACATTGAAGCTGTTTCGCTACGTATCTTTGAAAACTTCCTTTCGAAACTTTAAGAAAATATAAATATATTTAAAACAAGGAGTATTCTAATGTCAAAGTCACTAACAGAAGTAGCCAAGGCAGTCCTGATGAAGGAAAGCACTGCTCTCGCTGCTACTCTTAAGCCAAACGGCGGCTCTTCAGCCGGCGCTGAGCCAGACAATAAGCATAACGAAGCTGAACTAATTGCTGACGCTCCAAAGTCAGCTGGTGAGGGTAGCAACGTTGGTGCTGCTGCTGCTGGTAAGGTAAGCAAGGACAAGTCTAAGCCAACTCAGGGTGCAGTAGCACCAGAACCAGCAGCTAAGGCTGTTATGGAAGAGAAGGAAAAAGAAAAGAAGGGCGAGAAGGAAAGCGAAAAGGAAGATAAGGATAACGATGACGCCGACGACAAGGAAGAGATGAACGAAGATTTCGAAATCTCTGAAGAGTTGGCTGACTTCATTGACGCCATGATCGCCGAAGGTGCTTCCGAAGAAGAAATCGCCGAAGCTATCGAAGAGAACTTCGAACTAGTTTCAGAAGATATCGAAGAAGAAGTAGAGCAGGATCCAATCGCAGAAGCAATCGAAATCGATATGTCAGAAGACATTGAGGCTCTATTTGCTGGCGAAGAGCTATCCGAAGAGTTTAAGGAAAAGGCTACAACAATCTTCGAAGCTGCTGTAAAGCGTAAGCTAGAAGAAGAGATTGCTGTTCTTGAAGAGGCTTTCGCTGCTACTCTTGAAGAGCAGATCGAAGAGATTCAGGAAGAACTATCTGGCAACGTTGACGATTACCTAAACTACGTTGTAGAGCAGTGGACAACAGACAATGAAATTGCTATCGAAGCTGGTCTTCGCACCGAGCTAACAGAAGAGTTCATTTCTGGTCTACGCAATCTATTCGCAGAGAACTATATCGACATTCCAACAGACAAGGTATCTGTTGTAGAAGAGATGGCAGCTAAGATCGAAGAAATGGAATCTAAGCTAAACGAAGAAATTGAGCGCAATGTGTCTCTAAACAAGATGCTAAGTGAAGCTCAGGCAGTTTATGTTCTTGAGAGCGCCTGCGAGGGTCTAACCGACACTCAGGCTGCAAAGCTTAAGACCCTTGCAGAGGGTGTTGACTATTCTTCAGTGGAAGAGTATGCACAAAAGGTTTCTACACTAAAAGAGAGCTATTTCAACCAGCCAGTAAAGAACGAGAACGTTCTAGATGACGTTGAAGTAACTGACGGCAAGACAATGATTTCAGAAAGCACACTTTCTGGTCCAATGGCTGCTTATGTCAGAACTCTTGGAAAACAACTTCCTAAATAATGTGGAATTATAAATAAAAGTAAGATTTCAAAGGAGATAACAAACATGTATCTTACAGAACAACTAGAAAATAAGTGGGCACCAGTCCTTGACCACGCTGCTGCTGGCAAGATCGCTGACCCATACAAGCGCGCCGTAACTGCTCTTATTCTTGAGAACCAGGAAAAGGCAATGGCTGAAGAAGGCCGTGTACTAAACGAGTCCGCACCAACCAACTCTGGTGGTGGTCTAGGCGCTGGTACAAACGTTGCTTCATACGACCCAATCCTAATCAGCTTGGTTCGCCGCGCTCTTCCAAACCTAATCGCTTATGATATCGCCGGCGTTCAGCCAATGAACGGTCCAACAGGCCTTATCTTTGCTATGCGTTCTAAGTACAAGTCAATGGACGGCACCGAGGCTTTCTTCAACGAAGCTAACACTGCTTTCTCTGGCCAGAACAACGCATTCGGCATGTCTAACTCTCACCTTGGCAACAACCCAGTTGCTAACACAGACGTTAACCAGACCGGCTTCCTAAACGGTAAGGGCATGACAACTGCTCAGGCAGAAGCTCTTGGCGATGCCGCTGGCAACATGTTCAACGAAATGGGCTTCAGCATTGAGAAGGTTACCGTAACTGCAAAGTCACGCGCCCTAAAGGCTGAATACACCATGGAACTTGCTCAGGATCTTAAGGCTGTTCACGGTCTTGATGCTGAGACAGAGTTGGCAAACATTCTTTCAACAGAAATTCTCGCTGAAATCAACCGCGAAGTTGTAAGAACTGTTTACCTCTCAGCCGTTGCTGGTGCTCAGTACGGTGTAACAACCGCTGGTACATTCGACCTTGACACTGACTCAAACGGCCGTTGGTCTGTTGAAAAGTTCAAGGGTCTAGTATTCCAGATCGAGCGTGAGTGCAACGCTATCGCCAAGGGTACCCGTCGTGGTAAGGGCAACATGCTGATCGTGTCATCAGACGTTGCTTCTGCTCTTGCTATGGCTGGTGTACTTGACTACACACCTGCTCTAAACGTTAACCTAACAGTTGACGATACTGGTGCTACCTTCGCTGGTACAATGCACGGTCGCGTTAAGGTCTACATCGACCCATACTTCGGCGGTTCTGCTTCTGGCGACGAACTAGTAACAGTTGGTTATAAGGGTTCTTCACCTTATGACGCTGGTCTATTCTACTGCCCATATGTTCCTCTACAGATGGTTCGCGCTATCGGTCAGGACACATTCCAGCCAAAGATTGGCTTCAAGACACGTTACGGCATGGTAGCCAACCCATTCGCACGCGGTATTGACGCAACAAATCCTGGCGTGATCGCTGATCGTACCAACCAGTACTATCGCATCTTCAAGGTACGTAACCTAACCTAATCGTAAGAAATTAGGATTGAAAACTGGGCGGGGGAAACCCCGCCCTTTTTTATTGGATAAATAAGGCAGGAGAACCAACATGACAACTGAATCATTAGTAAGCAGAGTGCCTGAGAATACAAACTTGATCCAAAAGACCAAGTTTCACTTTATTATGCCTAATCTACCGTTTGCAAAGTACTTCTGTCAGACGGTCAATCTACCAGGTATAACTACATCTCCTGTAAAGGTCGAGACACCTTTCTCGGCCACATGGCGCCACGGTGACAAGCTAGAATATGATGCTCTGTCTGTTACATTCTTGGTAGACGAAGACCTACGAGTATGGGAAGAAACATATAACTGGCTAATTGGCTTGACGTTCCCTGAAAACTTTGACCAATATAAGAAGTTTGGTCGCCCTCAACCTTCAGCCACAAAAGAAATCTACTATGATGGTATTCTTACAATCAATACCAACGCCAACCTACCAAATCTAAGACTGAACTTCCGCAACTGTCATCCTGTATCATTATCAGGATTAGACTTTAGCTCAACCTCTTCTTCAGAAGAAACCATCACAGCAACCCTAGTACTCAGGTATGATTATTATACGCTAACTCGCATTTATTACTTTACAATATTCTGTAATTCCAGTATAATTAGTCATTTATTGTGGAGAGTTGTAATGAAGCCGCCTGTAGACATAGAAAAGCTGATGGCAATGTGGTCTGAAGACGCACCCATCGATGAAACCGAACCCTCAAAAGAGTTAGCAAAGATACCAAAGCTTCATGCTAAGTATCTCAATATTATGACGCATCATAACTTGATCGTCAAGAAACTTTCGTCTGACTACAATAGAAGAAGACGAATTAAATGGGAATGGTATTCTGGCGACTTGAACAATCCAGAAGACCTTGCAGAACATAACCTACAACCCATGATGAAGAAGATTATGCGGTCTGATATCAATATGTACCTTGATTCCGACAGTGAACTAAATAACATACTCCTTAAGAAGGTCATGCACGAAGAAATCGTGGACTTCTGCAAAGCTGTACTGAAAGAGCTACAGAACAGAACATGGCAGCTTAAAGAGTTTATAGGATGGGAAAAATTTGTCGGCGGAAACTAAAGTCATTGTAAGAAACGCAAATGAAGCGTTCGTCAGAATAGTATGTGAAGACGGCGTGGCTTATGAGCTACGTGAAGCATTTACGTTTCAAGTTCCTGGCTATCAGTTTACACCACAATACAAAGCTCGTCTTTGGGATGGAAAGATCCGTCTCTTTGACGTTCGCACTAGGCTACTGTATAGAGGCTTAGTGCCTTACATTGCAAAGTTCTGCGAGGAGCGGGACTATGAATGGGACTATGAGAATGAGGACTATGATGAAGAGTTCTCATTAGCAGAAGCTAACGATTTCGTAAAGAAGCTGAAACCGAAACATGCTCCAAGAGATTACCAATTGGACGCATTCGTACATGCCATACGTAACCGCCGTAGTCTACTACTCAGCCCCACTGCAAGTGGTAAGTCTCTTATTATCTATCTTCTATGTCATTTTCTCAAATATAGAGGATTAAAGAAGGGGTTGATTATCGTTCCAACTGTTTCGCTTGTGGAGCAGTTGACTAGCGACTTTAAGGATTACAGCGAAACAAATGGATGGGAAGTATCGAAGTACGTTCATAAAATCTATCAGGGTCAAGACAAAGACACTGATAAGTTTCTGACTATCTCTACTTGGCAGTCTTTATACAAGATGCCAAAACAATGGTTCGCGCAATTTGACTTCGTAATAGGCGATGAAGCTCACCAGTTTAAGGCTAAATCTCTCACTGAGATTATGACAGGGTTAACAAATGCACAGTACAGGATTGGAACTACAGGTACACTTGATGGAACAAAGACTCACCGCCTTGTACTTGAAGGGTTATTTGGCTCCGTTCGAAAAGTCATCACAACGAAAGAACTTATGGATGCAAAACACTTGGCTGAGTTCCAAATCAAGTGCCTACTTCTTAGACACAGTGAGGCAGTCTGTCAGGCAGCTAAGACATTTTCATATCAGCAAGAGATCGAGTACCTTGTCCTCAACGAGTCACGTAACAGATTCATTACTAATCTCGCGGCTTCTCTCAACGGGAACACTCTCGTCTTATACCAATACGTTGATAAGCATGGACGACTACTACATAAACTACTAACTGACAAGATTGGCGTAGAAAGAAAGATATTCTTTGTAAGTGGTGAAACAGATGTTGATGTTCGTGAAGGTATTCGAAAGATTGTGGAAACTGAGTCCAACGCTATCATTGTTGCTAGTTTTGGCACTTTCAGTACTGGGATCAATATCAGAAACTTACATAACATCATATTTGCTTCACCTTCTAAATCACGAATAAGAAATCTTCAATCCATTGGACGTGGTTTACGTAAGAGTGATACCAAAGAATCAGCACAGTTGTTCGACATTGCGGATGACATGCGCTACAAGAAGCATGAGAACTATACACTAAAGCACTTCGCCGAACGTATCAAGATATATACTGAAGAGAAGTTCGCATTCAAAGTCTATAAGATTGAACTAAAAGGATAATACATCATGAATGAACCTGTGCCAACTGTACTTCGCCTAATGACAGGCGAAGATATCATCGCCGATACTGTCTTTAAGAATGAAGCGGGCAACTCTCGCTACATCGTATCGGATCCACTAAAAATCGTATATCTACCACTCAAAGAAGGTACACATTTATCTATCTCTCTCATGCAGTGGATGTTTACTCGCATTTCTGATAACCAGAAGTTTGAATTAAACTCTAGCAATGTAATGTTTACAACTGAACCATCTGACAATCTTCTGGAATACTATTACAAGACAGTAGAATATTTCTATGAGATTCGGGAAGAGCAACTGAAACAAAAGTTGAACCTGTCAGATAGGATCAAGAATGAGGTATACGAAGATGTTGCCATGGCAGAAGACGAAGAGATCGATGATCTAATGGATTCTGATGAGATGAAGGAAGTATTAGAGTATCTAAAGAAGATTGGAAAAGACAATAAGGGAACACTGCACTAATGGCTGGTAAGAATGAATATATCGACAATCTAGATGGTGATGACTTCGGCTTCACCTTCGCTCATGAAGAAGATGTGATAGCTGAGAATAAGAAGTATTCTAGTTTGGAAGAACAGGTAGATGACCTGAAGAAGAGACTGGAAGCAGTGAATAAGATATTCATGCCTCTACTAGAGAACTTAGCCAAGAACCCTGACAAGCCTATGATCAAATGGCCTAATAGGAAAGAGGTAATCGATAAGCAGATCAAGAAGCTTACGACTCTTACCAAGGTATAACCAAATACTCATATGATCGCGGGACATAGCCTTTATACACCTGTGTCAAGCATTTGTCAAGGGAAAAAGAATGAACACACCTAAAAAGACTAAGGTCCATTATGTGGACAACAAGAAGTTTTACGAAGAGATCCTAGCTCACAAGCAGAGAGTTCAGGAAGCAAGAGAAGCTGGCAAAGAAGATCCGAGATTGCCGAACTACATCGGCGAATGTATCTGGAAGATTGCTGACAAGCTATCTACGAAACCATGCTTTATCAACTATTCTTACCGAGATGAGATGATATCCGATGGCATAGAGAACTGCCTGATGTATTTCAACGATTATGATCCAAAGATTGGACAGAATCCGTTCGCATACTTCACACAGATTATCTACTATGCATTCCTTCGTCGTATCAGCAAGGAAGAGAAGATCAGGTATACCATGTACAAGAACTTTCAGCATACGATCATTCATGGTGCCCAGAATGCTGGAGAGTATAGCTCCGCAGCCATGTTTGATGATGATGCTGAGACGTTTACTCCAAAGATGTACGATAACATCAACGACTTTATGGATCGTTTCGAGAAGAAGGAAGCCGTGAAGAAAGAGAAGCGCAAACAAGTAAAAGAAGGCCTAACAAGGTTCTACGAGGAATAAAATGAAGCAAGATATCCCATTCCAGATTGAGCATCTAATCAACAGTATGTTGAACCAGAAGGAAAACGTACACCTGCGTGGCAACTATCGGGAGCGGCTGGTCAGCATCAACGAAGCTATTGACAAAGCAATCAAAAAGTACGATAATGAAGCCTACATATCTAAAGTTAGGAAGAAGAGGGCATAAGTGAACCGTAAACATCTGTTATGGCACATATTCGATTTTCTTGATGAAGCGACGATTGAGGAAATGATTGATCAGTTTAGTGACGTTGTAACTCCACGGCGCTTCTCTGATACGCCGCAGCCAGGTGAAATTACCGTAGGTGCTGCTCTCCGTGAACGTTATGAAGCATATAAGAAAGTGACCTGATGGCTAAAGTAGCATTGATTACCGATACACACTGGGGAGTTAGAAATGACTCCCCAATCTTCTTGGACTACTTCAAGAAGTGCATTGATGAGTTTTTCCTGCCTGTGTGTTCACAGAACTATGTGACCGATATCATTCATCTTGGTGACTTAGTTGATCGCCGCAAGTATGTCAACATCAATACCGCATATCGTCTTCGCACCGACTTTCTTGAGAAGATCGAAGATGCTGGTATTTCGATGCATATCATCGCTGGCAACCACGATGAGTACTACAAGGATACCTACAAGATCAATGCACTGGAAGAACTAGTCGGTGATCGCTACGAATACATTATTACACATTCTACACCATACACTCTAACTGTCAGCGGTGTAGACATTCTGCTAATGCCTTGGATCACAAAAGACAATGAGCAAGAAGCATTTGACGCAATCAACAACAGCAAAGCATCTATTCTTATGGGTCACCTCGAACTAGAGGGCTTTGAGTTCTATAAGGGACAGGTATCAGATCATGGACAAAGTTCTAGCATTTTTAATCGCTATAGTGCTGTCTATAGTGGGCATTATCATCACCGCAGCACTCGCGACAATATTCATTATCTGGGTGCTTTTTCTGAGCATATTTGGAGTGATTATAACGATCCTCGCGGCTTTTCAATCCTTGATACAGAAACACTGGAAGTTACTTTCTATCGGAATCCTTTTAGTATCTTTCACATGGTATCTTACGATGATGTGAAGCATCCTGATATCATTGAAAAGATTCAGGCTACAGACTATAGCAAGTATAAGGACACTTATGTAAAGATCGTATGTGTAAACAAGACGAACCCGTTTGCCTTCGACATGTTGCTTGATAAGTTATATAAAGAAGGTCCTGCCGACATTTCCATTGTCGAAGATGTAAACCTGTTTACCGATACCAATGCTGACGAAATTATCGATCAGGCTCAAGACACACCTACTATCTTAGACAACTACATCTCTGGCTTGACTTTGCCTGTTGATTCTGATAAGATGAAACATTACATGCGCGACCTCTATGTGGAAGCGTTGTCGTTGGAGAACATAGAATGAGTGGAGATATAAAGTATATTGCTGCTCTTATGGCGCTCGGCGAATATGGCGATGAGAAAGATACCTTGATGTGGTACCAACACTTCTATGGTCATGCTAAAGACTGGAAAAATGAAGAACATTCTGGTGATTGTACCAAACAACCTTGGACTTGTGTGCGTTGTGTTTATGATGACACTGTTGCAAGAATTCCTGGTTTTAAGGCACTTCTGAAAGAGTTGGAGAAAAACAATGAGTGAAGAATCGTATCTAACATATAACATTGGTGATAAGTTTTGGGTTCTTACTGTTAAGAAGAACTGGAATTCCGAAAAAGTCAAGATGATTGATGCAGATGGTAATGAATGGTATCGTTATCCTGACGGCACAAACACCTATAATATTGACGAATTTGAAATTGTAGGTAAACTTCTTTTTAGTATTGAAGGCGAAGGTGCGCTTTGGTGTGAAGAAGAATATGTTGACCGATATGCTGTGCGAGTGAATGGTGATCACCTTGATGAGGTATGGCAAGAAGAATTAGACGGCGACCGTGGATATCTTTATTACTTCCGTTCGCGCGAAGAAGCAGATGCTAAGGTTGCTGAGTTGAAAGCTGAAGAATGAAAGTGGATTGTGAACGCGAAGATTGCCGTGTCATAGTATTGGGCCGAATGACCACACTACTTGGATGGTCGCCAACTTATGATAAACATGGCAACCTTATTGATAAGGATCCAAACACTGTAACCACACACTATCAATGTACTGTGTGCGGTAAAGACTGGGTAGAAAAGAAATGATAACATTTGAAGTGGTTAGATGGAAGAACCTTCTTTCAACTGGTAATGCGTGGACAGAGATTGAATTAGACGCAAACAAGACAAATCTGATAGTGGGTTCGAACGGGCATGGTAAGTCTACCATCCTTGACGCGCTCACTTTTGGTTTGTTTGGTAAGCCGTTTCGTAAGATCAATAAGCCATCGCTCGTCAATAGCGTTAACGCTAAAGATTGTAAGGTCGAGATTGAGTTTGAGGCCTACGGTAAGAAGTATAAGATTCTCCGTGGCATCAAGCCTAACATCTTTGAAATCTATGTAGATGGTACTCTACTCAATCAGGACTCAGCATCAAGAGACTACCAGGAATATCTGGAGAAGTTCATTCTCAAAATGAACATGAAGTCCTTCTGTCAGATTGTCATCCTGGGTTCAGCTTCGTTTGTGCCGTTCATGCAGCTATCTCCTGCTGATCGCCGTTCTATCATAGAAGGTTTGCTTGATATTCAAATCTTCTCGGTCATGAACGTTCTAATGAAGCAACGTTCCGTACAGAACAAGCAGGATCTAGAAGTTAATCGTATCGCTTTGGCTTCTGCTGAAGATCGCAAAGACTTCATTAAAAAGACACTATCTGGTCTCAAGAAGAATAGCGATGATCGATTGGCTGAACTCACTTCTCAATTGGAAGATTACAATAAGCAGAAGAGAGACCTGATTACGTATGTCGAAAACATTGTAACAGAGAAGAAGAATCTTCAAAATGAAGTCAACGACCTCACTGATATTAAGCAGCAGTTTCATGATGCTGTAAAGCTACACACTCAGCTTGAGACAGAATCAACTAGACTTGGCGCCGAGAAGACAATGCTTCGAAATACGGACGATTGTCCTACTTGCAAACAGCGCATCGATGAAGATTTCAAGAGTAAGCGCATCAATAGCCTAAACCAGACTATCTCCGATTTATGCACACATGCTGTAGATGCTGAAGCTAAATCAAATACCTTGCTTGATCTTATCAATGATAAAGAAGGTAAAATTAAGCGCATTCAGTCCATTACTGCTGAAGTTTCTGCGAAGAAGCAGACGATGATGCATTTGGTGTCTATGATCAATGACACTGAAGATGCTATCGAAAAGATCGTCACTGCTGATGAACTTGTTCAGAACAGTGAAAAAGAATTGGCTGATACGATTGGTGAAATTTCCAATCTGATGGTCGAAAGAACAGAACTGCTAGATGAACGTAAGTTTGTAGATACGGCTCTTGCTCTACTCAAGGATGGTGGTATCAAGACCAAGATCATTAAGCAATACATTCCAATTATCAATAAGACTGTGAATAAGTATCTAGCTCAGATGGGCTTCTTCGTCAACTTCAACATTGACGAGAATTTCAATGAAGTCATCAAGTCTCGGTATCGTGATGAGTTTTCTTATGCCAACTTCTCAGAAGGTGAGAAAACAAGAATCGATCTTGCGCTTCTTTTCACATGGCGTTCCATTGCCAAGATGAAGAACAGCGTCAATACCAATCTTCTTATACTGGACGAGATTCTTGATGGAAGTCTTGATGCAAATGGAACAGACGAATTCCTTAAGATCATAAAGACCTTGACAGATGATACAAACACCTTTATAATATCACACAAGCAGGATCAACTTCTAGACAAGTTCGACAAAGTTTATCGCTTCGAAAAGATTCGCAATTTTAGCAGGATAGTATGACAGACGTTATTGAAGTGGAAGAGAAGACTGTTGACCCTCATCTGGAAGCCCAGTGGGACGCATGGATGGCTACTGATCCATTGGTTAACATTCCAAATGTTAGCGATGATGAAGTCCGTGAAGCTATCATCCGTGATCTATCCAACGTATGTAAGATGACTGTTGGTGAATATACTCTATATCAGAAGTGGTGTGAGATTCACGAAAAGTATCCTACACATGAAGTATCAACGCTCTTTGGTCAAGACGTTCAGCTTCAGGACCTTGAGCAAGGTGAACGTATTCTTGCAGCTAAGAATAACATCTGGTTCCCAGAAACTCCTGAGTCTTACATGGACTTAGAGCCTGTGATGATCTATACGAAAGAAGCTGAAATGTCTGAGACATGGAATCTCATTCGTAACTTCACTTCGACCATGAAGAACAACTCTAATATCGGTCGCAATCTCAACTATCTAGTTGCAGATAAGAAGAGCGGCAAGTATCTTGGCATCATCTGCATCTCATCTGACTTCTTAGATCTCACACCGAGAGACAAGTACATTGGCTGGGCTAGAGAGAAGAAGACTCAGGGTCATATGATCAACTATACGGCTATCGGTTCTACGATTGTGCCGTTTCAGCCTCTTGGCTATAACTATGTTGGCGGTAAGCTTCTTGCTCTAATGTGTCTAACCGATAAGGTTCAGCAAGACTGGAAAGCCCAGTATGGTGATACTCTTGTCGGTGTTACAACCACTTCTCTTTATGGTAAAGACAAGGCTGGCGGTCTATCGCAGTATGATAATCTGAAGCACTGGAAGAAGATGGGCTTCTCATCTGGTTCTGTATCATATGAATGTACTAAGCCGACTATTCGTCTTCTGTTAAACTGGCTTGCAAAGAACCATACTCGCAAGTACTTTGAATGGTATGGTGCCACAAAGCCTTCTGGTCAGCCCTACAAGCGTGATCATCGCAATCGTTCTTATACGTTTGCATATTCGAAGCTTGGTATTCCAAAAGAACTGATCAAGTCAGAACACCACAGAGGCATTTACTTCTCGCCGCTGTATAATAACACAGCCGAATTCCTGCGTGGTGATATTCAAGAGAAGGACTTGGTTAAGTCTTTTGACACTAGCTATGAATATATCACTAATCTTTGGAAAGAGAAATATGCATCAAAGCGCATTCGCTCTCTACAGGAACAAGGTCGAGTATCATCTGAACGGTTGTTCTATGATGACCTGATCTATCTGTCATGGGATGAAACAAAAGAAAAGTATCTCTCTCAAGTTGGACGATAATGGAGTATAACGAAGAGAACCTACAAAAGGTCATCACCTCTATTCGCAAGAACCTAAGTGTCGATTTGCTACCGAAGAAGATGGTCGAACGTAACATCAACGGCGGTAGCAACGGCACTTATGGTCATTGTCACACAGCTTCAGGTGTGATCTACAAAATCTTTGGACCCAAGAATGTCCACATGTATCGCGCACTAGACGACGAAGGTCTGTACCACTGGTGGATTGTAGACAAGAATGGTAAAATAATTGATGCTACTTCTGAGCAATACACGCTTCTAGGAAGAGTTGCACCATACAAGGATGGCGCGAAAGCTGGATTGCTAGGGTTTGACTACAAAAAGAGAGTTTTTACACTCCTAGATAGAGTTCGAAAAGACCTGTCCCTAAGCCCTTGATTCCACATGAGGTATGCGCGTGGATCATAGCAGCCATGCAAATCCACGCATTGAAATCTGAGGGTTGCAACACTATATCCAGTATATGATTGACCAGTCTCACATTGACACTTTCCTTGCGTATGAAAGCGAACCTAACGTCTTCAATATTGACGCTGACGCCTTTCATATCGACCCGTTCCCTTATGAAATTCCGACTATGCTCGGAAATGAAAAGCCTTTCAAGCTGACTCACGTTAAAGAACTAGCAGGCGAACCGCTAGTTGCAAAATATCAACAGATTGATAGTGATTTGATCCTTTACGTTTATACGTGATTGACAATCGAATCGAATCAGTCTAGGATAGGTCCGTAATCAAGAGGACGATATGGAAGTAACACATAATCATAACGCCAAGTCTCAGCTGGCTAAGCTGCTTGCTACGGAAAATATTACGGTTCAGCACAAGCCTGACGCTAAGACCGCGTGGTTCGACGTTAAGAATCGCGTCCTGTGTCTCCCTGTCTGGCGGTCAATGTCTAATGACCTGTATGACCTTCTGGTCGTGCATGAGGTTGGTCATGCTCTGGATACTCCAGCTGACGGCTGGCTTGAAGCTATTTCAGACATTGCGAAGCGGGTTCAAGGATCGACCTCTAACAGGGCACTCGGTGCTGTTAAGGGTTTCCTTAACGTAATTGAAGACGCGCGAATTGACAAGCGCCAGAAGCGCCGTTTCCCCGGTGCTCGGCGCAACTATGTTAAGGGTTATCAGGAACTTATCGAAAAGGACTTTTTCGGTACCAAGACCCGCGACATTAACTCAATGTCCTTTATCGACCGTCTTAACATTTACTGCAAGGGCGGCGCAATGCTCGGCATCAAGTTTTCTCCTGAAGAGAAAAAGATGCTGGCTGAGGTCGAGGCTGCTGAAACGTTTGATGAGGTTCTGGAACTGACGGAAAAGATTTTCCGCTGGTCGAAGGAAAATCAGCAGACTCAGGATCAGCCGCCTGGCGATTTCGGTATGGAAGACGACTCGGACGAGTATGAGTTCGGCGAGTCTGACGGCGATGACTCCGATGGTGATTACGATTGGGACGAGGAAGACGAGTCCGAAGACGGCGAAGGTGAAGGCGATGATGAAGAGTCCGACGAGGATTCTGAATCTGGCGACACTGACGGCGATGACAAGGGTAAGTCTAAGTCTAAATCGGAAAAGTCCGATGATGCTGAAAATGCCGACGACTCTGATGAAGACGGCAAGTCCGATGAGGGCGACGATTCTGATGACGGCGAAGCTAAGGATGCCAAATCTGGTGACGGTGCTGGCGGTTCTGCTAAGTCGGATTCGGATGCTGACGATTCACTGCCTGAGTCCGAGACTGAAAAGGCTTGGCAGAAGAACCAGGAAGACCTGATTGTTCATTCGAATGAGGAATATATCTACGTAAAGATTCCTCGTCCTGTTGATTACAATCGAGTTGTGGTTGACTATAAGACGGTTCTGGCAGAACAGCGTAAGGCTATGTCAGAACTTGGTCCTGATTGGGTCAACACCTGCCGTCAGGAACTGATGCAATTCAAGGCTGATGAAAACGCTTCAATCTCCTTCATGGTTAAGGAATTTGAAATGCGTAAATCGGCTGATGAATACAGCCGCACTAGCGTCTCCAAGACTGGTGTGATTGACACTAACAAGCTGCACTCTTACAAGTATAACGACGACCTTTTCCGTCGTATCACGACCATTGCGTCTGGTAAGAATCACGGCTTCGTTATGTTCGTTGACTGGTCTGGTTCTATGAACTACAACCTGAGGAAGACTGTAAAGCAGCTTTTCTCTCTGGTCATGTTCTGTAAGCGAGTTCAGATTCCTTTCGAGGTCTACACCTTCCGTTCGCTCAACTATCGTGACTATGATGAAAAGAAGGTCAAGGACGGCGAAATGTTCTTTACCGCCAACCCGAATGAACTGTCTTTCGACAATTTCTATGCTCGAAACGTCCTGTCTTCTCGTATGAAGGCTCAGGAACTGAATGATGCAATGCTGCACCTGTATGTCATGGGCTGCGGTGGTCATCTTCGGTGTGATGATATGGGTTCGACTCCGCTTAACGAATGCATCGGTGTTGCCGATCTAATCGTTAACAAGTTCCATGCCCAGTCTAAGGTTCAGGTTGTTAACACAATCTTCCTGACGGACGGTCAGTCTGATCCGATCTCCTCGGTTCACAAGGTTGTGCCCGGTTACGGAAAGAAGCAAAAGTACATTCTTCAGGATGATATCACTAAGAAAACTTATGATATCCGTGGTAGTGCTTATAGCTACTCTGCTCCGTATTCGGAATACACCATGACGGGTCTGCTTCTGGAGGTTCTTAAGGAACGCACCGGATGCAATCTGATCGGCTTCTATATCAACGGCGATGGGTTCGATTCTGTCTACAGCAGGTATTGCACCTTCTCGGTTGAAGGCAATAAGAAAGCTCAGAATTCCTATAAGAATGATGGCTTCTTCGCGGTAACTTCCGCTGGGTATGATGAATACTACATTCTCAACCCTAAGATGTTTAACGTGTCTGCTGGAAATCTTCAGGTTGATTCGAATACCATGACTAAGAACAAGATGGCAAAGGAATTCATCAAGTTCTCGGAAAAGAAGGCGGTCTCCCGCGTTCTACTCACTCGGTTTGTCAAGCGGATTGCCGCTTGACATTCCACCTCTAATCGTTTATAATCCTACCATAAATTGACAACAGGAAAGAAATCGACAATGGCTAAGAAGCCCGCTGACAAGACTCCGTTCCTCGCCGCTGTTAAGGCTGAGTTTGGTGATATTAATACCATCTCGCGCCAGCAGGTGCTGGATATCTGCGAAAAGTATTCGCTCGGTCGTCCGCTCTGGCTCACTAAGGATGAAACGCGCCGTGCTGGTCGCGGTCTGTATTCTCTGACCGATTCGCCGGTTGTGGCTTCGGCTCGTAAGCCTGCCAAGATCAAGGCTGCTGACATTGCTTCGGAAGTTCCCGTTGCCGCTAATACAGCTTTCTCGGTGTCAAATCAGGAAGACCTTGCCATTGCGGCTCTCAATGCTGGTCAGGAACTCTCACTGATCCCTGATAAGGCGAAGGGTTATGTGCCGTTCGGTCACTTTGCCGATGTTCGCATGATCATCAAGTCTGGTAAGTTTTATCCGACTTATGTGACTGGTCTTTCTGGTAACGGTAAGACCATGATGATTGAGCAGATTTGCGCCCAGGAAAAGCGTGAACTGGTTCGTGCAAACATCACCAAGGAAACTGATGAAGACGACCTGATCGGCGGCTTCCGTCTTATCGACGGTAAGACTGTCTGGCAGAATGGTCCTGTGATTGTCGCGATGGAACGCGGCGCTATCCTTCTTCTGGACGAGGTTGACCTTGGCGATGCCAAGCTTATGTGTCTTCAGCCGATCCTGGAAGGCAAGCCGATCTATCTGAAGAAGATCAACCGTGTGGTGACCCCGGCGCCGGGCTTTAACATTCTGGCGACCGCTAACACTAAGGGTAAGGGTTCGGACGATGGTCGCTTCATCGGCACCAACGTGATGAACGAAGCCTTCCTTGAGCGTTTCTCTATCACGTTTGAGCAGGAATATCCTGCGACCAAGATCGAAGCTAAGATCCTCAACAATGTTCTTCAGGCTTCTGGCATTGAGAACAAGGATTTTGCTGAGAAGCTGGTCAACTGGGCTGATATGATCCGCAAGGCGTTCTATGATGGCGCCGTGTCGGATATCATCTCTACCCGCCGTCTGGTTCACATTTGCGAAGCCTTTGCCATCTTCGGTCAGGATCGTGAGAAGGCAATCAAGCTTTGTCTGAACCGCTTCGACGTTGACACTAAGAATGGTTTCATGGAGCTTTATCTTAAGCTTGATGAAACTCTGGCTCCTCCGAAGGTTGAAGCCAACGAAGCCGTGAATACGGCTGATGCAGAAATCGCTTTCTAAAGAAGCGAATAGTGGACGCCGATGGGGTCGACCGGCGTCCGCTTTACTATATCGATCCGATTAACATATAATGGAGTAATTGAATGTCTCATCTTTCCCGTGTTGCTAAGGCTCTTCGTAGAAACAGCAAGGGCGCTGGCGTTACCGCTGGTCGTCTTGCACAGCTAACTGGACTTTCCAAGGACGCTGTGTACAAGCGTGTTTCGGACCTCCGCAACGTTGAAGGCAAGACCATCTACAGCAACTACCGTAACGTCAACGGTACTCGCAAGATGTTTTATCGTATTGCCTCCTAAATTTTTTTAGAGACTTAGAGGGATGCTCACTATATACTGGTGTAGCATCCCTTTATATTATGGAGGTAAAGTATGGAATTGTCTATTAAGATTGACGAATTGAGAAAGCATAAGCTATTCGTCGCGACACCAATGTATGGTGGGCAGAATAACGGCTTGTATATGAAGTCGTGTCTTGACCTTCAAGGTACATTCTCTCAGTATGGCATTGAAATTCGTTTCTCATTTCTATTTAACGAATCTCTAATCACGCGCGCCCGCAACTATCTTGTTGACGAGTTTCTGCGCTCAGGTTGCACACATCTTCTCTTTATCGACTCTGATATCCATTTTGATCCTAAGGATGTTCTAGCACTTCTCACTCTTGATCGGGATGTTATTGGTGCGCCTTATCCTAAGAAGACAATCAATTGGACAAATGTCGCAAAGGCTGTTAACAAGAATTCAGCAATGGATCCTGGTGAGCTAGACGGTCTTGTTGGCGATTACGTATTCAACCCAGTTCCTGGAACCACACAGTTCCGTGTTTCTGAGCCTCTAGAGGTTATGGAAATTGGTACTGGTTACATGATGGTTAAACGTCAGGTGTTTGAGAAGTTTGCTGCTGCATATCCAAAGCAGAACTATAAGCCAGATCACGTTGGTCAGGCTAACTTCGACGGCACTCGCTACATTCATGCATACTTTGATACTGTGATCGACAACGGTTACACGTATGATGATCTTTATCGCCTGATGAAAGATGTTGCAGAAGGTAAGGGCGATGTAAATCAGAGAGCGAAAGAGATGCTTGGGATTGAAAAGAATGCCTCACACCGATATCTATCGGAAGACTACATGTTCTGTCAGTACTGGAGAAAGATTGGCGGAAAGATTTGGTTGTGTCCGTGGATGAAGACCCAGCATGTTGGCACTTACGCCTTCACTGGTGATATGAACCGTATCGCAGCTTTAACAGGAAATCTCTAAATGATTATTGGCGTAGTTGGATTCATTGGCAGCGGTAAAGGCACCGCTGCTGATATTCTAGTAGAAAAGCATGGCTTCGTTAAGCTTTCTTTTGCTGACGCCGTTAAGGACGCAACTGCTGCCATCTTCGGATGGCAGCGGTCTCTCCTTGAGGGTGACACTGATGAAAGCCGTGAGTTCCGCGAAACAAAGGATGAGTGGTGGTCTGCTAAGTTTGGTAGAGACTTTACTCCTCGTCTGGCATTGCAGCTAATGGGAACTGAGGCTGGTCGTGATGTGTTTCATGAAAACGTTTGGGTCTATGCACTTGAACGTAAGGCTGAAATGTATAAGGACGTGGTAATCGCAGACGTTCGTTTCCCTAATGAGATTGAATGGATGCGTTCTAAGGGCGGCTTCGCTGTTCGTGTCTCACGCGGCCGCGATCCTGAGTGGTATGAAATTGCTGCTATGGCAAATGATGTTAATCATCCTATGCATCAAGACTCGTCCATTAAAATGGCTGATCTGAAAATCCATTATTCTGAATGGGCATGGGCTGGACAGATCATGGATTACCAGCTTGATAACAATGGTTCCATTTCCATGCTTGAAGCAGATATCTCTCACATGATAAAAGTCTTTACAGGGCCGCAAAAGCCTGCTACACTGGCTGCCTAAATCACCTAAACTTGGAGTAAATTATGAAACTTAGTGAAAATACCTTGGCAATCCTGAAGAACTTTGCCCAGATCAATTCTGGTTTGGTTCTCAAGAGTGGAAACGTCCAGAAGACCATCTCTCCCGAGATGACTATTCTGGTTGAAGCCGAGATTGATGATGCCATTCCTTCTACTTTTGGCATCTATGACTTGAACCAGTTCCTTGGTAATCTTACCACGCTGAACGATCCTGATCTTGAGTTTGATGACAAGTCTGTCCTTATGTCTAAGGACGGCATCGCTCTTAAGTACTATGCCTGTTCGACCAATCTTATCACTGCTCCGCCCGACAAGGAACTGGCGATTAAGAAGGTCGATGTGAACTTCAATCTCACTCATAGCAATCTCCAGATCCTTCTGAAGCTAGCCGCTATGAACAGCCTTCCCAATCTGTCTGTCATCGGTAAGAACGGCGAGATTCGCCTTCAGACTCATGAAAAGACCAACGACACTTCTAACTTTGCAAGTGTCAAGGTCGCTGAGTATGCCGGCGAAGACTTTATCACTTCGTTCAAGACTGAAAATCTCAAGCTGGTTCCTGATGACTATGACGTTGAGATTCAGTTCAGCGAAGACAAGAAGGGTGGAGGCTTCTCTAAGTTCTCTGCTAAGAACAAGAAGCTGAAGTATTTCATTGCACTGGAGGCAAAGTAATGGCTGGTATGGGTCACAATCAACCTGCATATGTGTCTGTCAACTCTCTGTCGGATGCAGACAAGAAGCGACTAAAGGATGCTGTCATGGAAATGAACGACTCCATGACTCGCACGGCTGCTGAACGCGATCTTCAGAAGGAAATTCTGAACCGCATGAACGACCAGCTTGGCGTTGATAAGAAGCTTCTGCGCCGTATGGCTAAGGTCTACTTCAAGTCTAACTACTCACAAGAGCAAGAAGACAATCGCAACTTCGAAGAAATGTACGACGAGGTTATGAAGTGAGTGGGAAGGATATTCCAAGCAAGAGCAAGATCATTTGCGAAAAGCTGGATGAACTTATCGAACTTATGCTCACACATGATCTGAATAATGTTGGAATGGCTTGGCCTGGTGATGTACATCGGGCTGGCATTCTTCGTAAGATGAAAGAGGACTATCAACGATGAGTTTTCTCTCTTAGTCTATAAAAGTCTGGATATTTTGGGTTGTCCAGTCTTCTGCGTATGGCAATTCCTGGATATGCTTTCTGGGCTTCACCAACAGAAGCATACTCTATGCCTTCACAAATGACTGGACAACTATTAGACTTCTTTATAGACTGAAAGAACTTATCAGATTGCTTTTTACCAAGCATACCATATGTGGCATAAGAAGCTCTATCTTTTCGTGAGTGATACTTTTTCATAGCTTCTATGAAGTTTGGAGACTTCGCAGTATATCCACCATCACCACCTTCTGTCATATTGTAGCGTGGCAATAGCTCTTGGATGTAATGTTTTTCTTTTTCATCCAAATGGTCAAAATCAACCTCTTCAAGTACCTCTATCTTGAAATTTTCTATTCCGTACTTACGAAATGACTTATACAAGAAAGTGTTTTGTCCTGAGCGGCTATTGTAGATATGTTTTTGGAATCTATCTTCAACAGTCTTTTTCGTCTTGCCAACATAACAATCTTCGTTTATAATGTTGGTGATCTTATAGATATAAGGCATGGTATCTCCAGTTGAGAAGTATCGTACTATTTAGTAAAAGGAGATTTTGAGTGACTGCTGAACGTGAATTTTTATGGGTGGAACGATACAGACCACATACTGTAGCTGAGTGTATTCTTCCAGATCGGCTGAAGAAGCCGTTCCAAGAGTACGTTGACACTCAGTCTGTTCCAAATCTGATGCTGACCGGTTCGGCTGGTGTCGGTAAGACCACTGTGGCTATGGCGATGTGTGAAGAGATTGGTATCAACCATCTATTCATTAACTCGTCTGAAGAGCGTGGTATCGATACTCTGCGAACAAAGATCAAGTCTTATGCATCTACTGTGTCTCTGACTGGTGGTCGCAAGGTCATCATTCTGGATGAGGCTGACTATCTTACACCAGAAGCCCAAGCTGCTATGCGTGGTGTCATCGAAGAGTATTCTGCAAACTGTACCTTCATCTTCACATGTAACTTCAAGTCTAAGCTGATTGATGCTATTCATTCTCGCTGTTCTGTCATCGACTTCTCTCTGAAGAATGATGAGAAGGCGAAAATGGCTATGCAGCTAATGAAGCGGCTTGAAGGCATTCTGACTAAAGAAGGAGTTAAGTTTGAGAAGCCTGTTCTGGCTAAGATTGTTGAAAAGTACTTTCCTGATTATCGTCGTACTCTTAACGAGTTGCAGCGTTTCAGTGGCTCTGGCACTCTGGATGCTGGCATTGTTGCCCAGCTTTCGGATGTAAGAAAGATTGGTGACCTTGTTGCTTATTTGAAGGATAAGAACTTCGGTGAGATGCGAAAGTGGTGTGTAGCCAATTCGGACATTGAGCCTAGCCGTATCTATCGCAAGATTTATGATTCACTCTATGAGTATTTCAAGCCTCATTCTATTCCGCAGGCTGTGGTCATCATCTCAAAGTATCAGTATCAGGCTGCGTTCGTTGCTGATCAAGAAATCAATCTGGTGGCGTGTCTCACCGAATTGATGGTGGACTGTGAGTATAACTGATGTTAAGTTTTATGGACGACTACTGGAAAGTAGTTGGTTCAGAACAGACCACTAGTGACATAAGGCAGAACAAACACTTTGCTTCGCTGACAAGTTTGTTGATGACTTATGGTGGCAACGGTATTGCTGAAGCCAAGATACCTGCCAGATACAGGCCGTGGAAAAAGTGGGATCTATGCTTTCCTCAGACTGGTGTGGCGATAGAGTATAAGAGCGTAACGTCGAAGAGCATTGAGAAGTGTAAATACCTGAGGATTGAAGAAGCTGTTGGCTCCGCATATGATGTGCGAGCCGCCAACAGCGATCTTCGCATGGGATTTCTACTACTATTCGCCTTCAACCGTATAGACAAAAAGATCATAAAGTCTAGAGATTATATGATTGACACCTTCTCTGAAATGGTTAAGGATGGTCTATACGACTTCTTTTGCCCTCTACAGTCCACAGGTATTGGACAACACGAAGAACTATCTACAGAACATACGTTTGAGAACTTTCTAACCAATATAAGTCAAGGACATACTAATGCCAGACCTATTCAAAGAAGTGGTGCCAAGCATTCTACAGACCAAGAAGGAGTGCTTCTCTTCGGAGAACGAGAAGGAATATACGCCCTATGTCGTTAACCGCTCCATCTCCTTTCATCTAGACTGTGTTATGCCAGCCAACCAGATGAACATGATGCCGAATACCGACAAGCTACTTCAATACCAGTATTTGCTAAATACCGTAAGGTCGTATAAGCGACCATTTCAGAAATGGCAGAAACGTGAGGATATTGATGGTTTAGAGGCTGTCAAAGAGTTTTATGGCTACTCAAACGAGAAGGCTAAAGAAGCGTTATCCATCCTTTCAAATGACCAGCTTGATGAAATAAGAAAAAGACTAAACAAAGGTGGTTTGAATGTTAGATATAAGCGAACTAATAGAGGTGACGCTGAATGAGCCAGACGACTTTCTCAAGGTAAGAGAGACACTATCACGCATTGGTGTGGCTTCCAAGAAAGATAAGATTCTGTACCAGTCATGTCACATACTACATAAGCGCGGTAAGTACTATCTGGTTCATTTTAAACAGATGTTCCTTCTAGATGGTAAGTCTTCAGATTTCTCAGATGAAGACCGTGCAAGACTGAATACAATATGCAATTTGCTACAGGAGTGGAAGCTCATCAACCTGGTCAACCCAGACAAAACAAAAGAGCCAGTTGCGCCATTGTCCATGATCAAGATTATCTCTCACAAAGAGCGTGGCGAATGGAATCTCGTTGCTAAATACAACATAGGCAAGAAGCGCAAGGAAGACTGAGATGGCTATTTGGGATACAATAACAGGGGCGTTACAGCCAGGTAACAAATCTCTATTTGAAGTCATAAT